GTGTATGGATTCAACATCATTTAATTATGACCCTAATGCAAACGTAGATAACGGAAGTTGTGTACCATTTGTATATGGATGTATGGACCCGAATTCATTTAACTATGACCCGAATGCAAATGTTGATAACGGAAGTTGTATAACTTCAGTAGTTGGATGTACTGATGTAGCGGCTTACAATTATGACCCGAATGCAAACGTATCCGATTCAACGGCTTGTTTATATGATGCAGGTTGTGTTGGTGGACCAGGTAATCCATATTGGTTAAATAACCCTTGTTACGCTTGGGTAATTGATGTAGACCAATATTGTTGTGATAACGAATGGGATTCTGATTGCCAGGATTTATACAACTATTGTGAAGATGGGTATCCATTAGATATTAGTGAATTGGCTGGTAGTAAGATTGCAGTATTCCCTAATCCAACAAATGATGTTCTTAATGTAGTAACATCATTAAACAATGTTAAATTTGATTTATTTGATATGGCTGGTAGGAAATTAAGAAGTGGTGAGAACCAGAAGAGAGCGGAAGTTGATATGAAAAACCTACCTATTGGAATTTATATACTTCAAATAAACTATGATGGAAACATCTATAATAAGAAAATCGTAAAAGAGGATTAGAGGATGAAAAAATTAATATTTTTATTATGTTTGATACCTTTTGTTATGCAAGGGCAAGATTCAATCTTACCAGTTGTAAAAGAACAGAAAGAAGTTAAAAAACCATCTGAGTTTATGAAGCGTTTAAAGAAAGAGTTAAAGTACTCTACATTTTACGCAGCATATAATGGTAATAACTCAATTTCAGATGTTACATCATATTCTGTAGCAAATGGATTAACAACAACTAAAACATCAACACCATATGATTATTCAGCAGTGTTTGGTATCAGAAAGATTCAAAGGTTTGGATACGAACCAAATATTCAAAATAGATTCAAAAATGGTACAGAAAATTCATTCTCAGATGCAGCTACTATTGGTAGTAAATCAAAAGGATTTGAATATCTATTCGAATTAGATTATAGAAGGCAACAAGGTAAATCATTCCTTAGTCAAGACCACTTCCTTAGATATATAGGTGATTGGTATGTGTTTAAGGTTGAGTATCTACAAGACCAATTTGCAGATATTAACTATTTTGAATCATCACAAAGATATAGACACAAATTCAATAGAAAGTTCTCAGTAAACATTGGAGCTGCTCAAAGAATTTCAGAACCTTACGGATTCGACCCATTAGAAGATTGGATATTAGCTACTGGTGATATTCATTTTACTAATCTTGCTATTGAAGAGATGGGTTATAGTGTTGATTTCTCAGATATAGATAATTATCAATATTTAGACCCAAATGGTAATGTTGTAGCTAATTCAATAGAGGTTTGGGAAGCTGTAGTAATACCACAAGTATTAGCAGATTATGTAGAAAGAGAAAGAGCATTACTTCCTAATAAATTAGAGTACTCTCTTGTAATGGGATTTGATTACTACCATTATACTAGAGATTTTTGGTTACACTCTTGGGCAAATGTAATGCCATACCACATAAAAAGTGATGACCAATACAGTTACCACAAATACAATGGTGGAAATTGGGTTGATTATTCAGGAGGATTAATTTTTGGATATAGATTTACAAAATCATTAGGAATATTTACAGAGGGTAAATACCACAAATATTGGAATCGTAGTTGGTACGATTTCTCAATGGGTATAAACTTTATTATATTATAAGGGCAAGGGATGGCAAAACAGTTAAACGAAGAAACCAAAATCACATTAGACCTAAAAACGATAGGTTTAATTTTAGTAGGAGTTGCAACAGTAATTGGTATGTGGTTCGCATTACAAGCAGATATAGAGGAAGCAAAAGAACTTCCCGCTCCACTACCACCAGATGTTACTCGTATGGAGTATGATATGAAAGACCAATTGATACGTCAAACAATTATGACTACTCAAGAGGATGTTGGTGAATTAAAAGAAGATATTAAACGTATCGAAGAAAAAATAGACAAACTACGGTAAAAGGGGCTAATATGAAAAAGGTTTTATTTGTAACACTATTTGTACTACTAGCGAATTTCGTTAGTGCTCAAGTAGTAGTATTACACTTTAATGCTGGTTGGAACAAAGCTAATGATGTGGAGTGGATTGAGGATTTAGAAGAGGTTGAATTAGAATTCATTGATATTGCTAAAAAACCCAAACTACAACAAAAATATAAAATAGTAGTAGTACCAACAATACTAATACTTCAGTACGATGAAGAGAAGAAAAGATACCAAGCTGATTTGAGTTTTCATATGGCAGCTACAAAAGAAGAAGTTCAAGAAAAAATAGATGAGATAATTATGAGTGGATTCTAATATCCACCATATATATCAATATACAAAGGAGTTACATTATGTTTAAATATATCGGGAGAAAATGGATGGCATTTAAGAATATTTTTAAGGATGATAATAACATTAACGAAAAAAACGTAATTGGGTTCATGTCTTTCGCAGTAATGACCTTATTCGCAGTAGTAGATTTAACTACTGGATACTTCGGAAAAGATTTAGTTATTAACGAATTCATATATAATTCATTTGTTTGGATTACATTGGGTTGTTTTGGAATTGCGGGAATAGAAAAGTTCGCAAAATAATAACATAGTTCAAAAAGTTTAAAGAGTGATGGAAAACAATATGATGGTATTGAAAAACACCTATCTAATGATAGGTATGGGATTATCAGGCGGATGTGCCTTTATAGCATCGTATCTGATGGATGTTACTATGGGTAATGCAGAACAATATATGGCAATAATGTTAGTTCTGTTATTAGATGGTTTCTTCGGAGTAATCGCAGGGATGAAACGAGAAGGTTTTAAAACCTATAAAGCTCTTAAAGTTTTAAAGAACATATTTGCATGGGTAGTGATATTAACAGTCATACTATCAATAGAATTAGGTTTTAAGGGTACATCTTGGTTATCCGAAACAATTATAGCACCATTTATGGTATTCCAAATGGTATCAGCTCTCAAAAACGCTTCTATGGCGGGATTCATTAAGAATGAACTACTCAACGAAATCTTAGATAGAATCGATTCTCATAAAGGAAAACGTAGTAAATAACCTTTATTCCAAATAATTACATATTTATAATCGTATGAACAATATAAGACAATACGGTTGGAAAGATTGGATTTCAAATCCTCAGAACAAATCTTTATATGAAAAAGATATGAATGAGGGATTACGTCAATTCAAACTTGAAGAACAAAGAAGAAATAAACTAGTCAAAGTGGCTACATTTAATCAAAGAGGATTGTAATGGAACAAATGCAGAAGTTAATGAATCTTCTTGAAAAGAAGTATGGTAATAAGGTTATTACTGATAAGAGTAAAGATAAGATTAGAACAATAGTACGTGAAGAGATAGCAAGGGTCATAGAATCCCTTGAAGAAGTTAATGATTCAGATAACTCGATGACATCTAAAAAATAGATGTTGATGATTGGGTTAAATGGCACTAAATCTTTCGGAAGAAAATCTAATGTAGTATCTAACATAAGTAGGAATAGTAAACATGCCTTTATATAAAAGAAAAGATATGCCACAGGTCAATACTCAAAAATTGAGTAAGGCTATTGATATGGTCAAATCTAAAGTAAAGGTAACAAAAACTGTATTACTTGCTAGGAAGTTAAAACAATCTCAAAAGGAACTTATATCTTCTAAAGTAAAGGGTGTTGCTAAGAAATATGATAAACCTATGGATATGAAACCTTTAATCATATCTAAAGATAATTACATAGTAGATGGACATCATCGATGGGCAGCTGGTCTTTACAAATTTGGTAAAGAGGTTAAATTACCAGTATTTATTATACAATTAACAAAAGATAATGCTATTAAGTTATATAAATCTATAGCTAATTCATTAAATGAAGATATAAATATCCCTATTAAGGTAGGTGATACTGTGTTAGGCGGTAAGTTCAAAAACAAACGAATCGTTGTTAAATCAATCGGTAAGAATGAAAAGGGTGATATCACAATTAACAACAAACCACTTCTTAAATTCAGATTATTACCTAAAGTAGATGAATCAGTTATCGGAGATAAAATAGAATGTGATAATTGTGGATGGGATTGGGAAGTATCCGAAGGTGGTAATGATTTATATATGTGTCATAAGTGTGGGCATGATAATGAACCCAAAACATCAGGACTTCCTGTTATCAAACGAGATGGTGGTGGGAATCTAAATAACAATAATAGTGGTCAATACTCTAAAGTAACTGAAAAGTGGAGTAGCAAATACAAAAAAAGTATCGATTGTAATAATCCAAAAGGATTCTCTCAGAAAGCACATTGTGCTGGTAAAAAGAAAAATGAATCTAAAATGAATGAGGGTTGTTGGAAAGGATACAAACAAGTAGGTGGTAAGAAAAAGAATGGTAAAATGGTGCCAAACTGTGTTCCTATCAACGAAATCCCAATGGGTGATTTAAA